CCTAATTTACCTACTACTCGTGCTCCGAAAGGGGCATTTTTGTTAGCCATAATAAGTCACCTTATATTTGTTATTTTAAAGTATAGCGATCAACTACGTTGACCACCGCCAAAAGTTACTTTGCTTGATCTCTGAGGCGTAAGCATCGGAGAACTTGGATCTGATTCCTTCATCATATCGTTATCTACAGCATCTTGCTGAGTTTTTGCACGGTTAGCATAGTAGGAGTTTCTCTCTTCACGTGTTTCATTAGGAATCTTAGCCAATAGCAAACCACCTCGTGCAACAACTCCTGCGTGTTTACCTTGTTGTAATGTGTCAAAACGATCTTGGTCAGAATCATGTAACTCATCAGATCTAACTAGGTCGAAACCTTCGCTTAATCTTGAAGTTATATTCTTACGATCTTCTTGGCCTACAATTTCGGCTCTGATCCACCTGTAAGTATAACCTTCAGGTGCAGGAGGAGTATCCAACGTAGATGGTGGGCTCCATGGTTTGCGAGCTACTTTATCAGCTCGTGTGTCGGCAGAACGTGGTGTTCTGTTTAAATCTTTGTTATCTTTTTCTGTCATAACTATTACCTTTTAACATATTTTGCGTACTCTTTCAAAGGTACGTTTAATTTTTTTGCCATTTGAACTTCACTAGGAGAGAGTTTTACCTGTCTTTTGCCAGTGTTTCCACTAACTCTACCTGCTGAAGCCACCTTTTGTGATGGTTTTGATTTTACGTCAGTATTTGTAAAATATTCAGGATGTTTATTCCTAATTCTTGCATTAACTTCTTTAAAATACGCATCACTTTCAACCACAAATCCTTCTGAAATTAAATCTTCGTGAATTTCAGTTCCTGATTGATGCATAATTGCATTATTCAAAAACCAATCATTACCGTTATCAATCCAATCTTGCATTTTTGAATTATATCCTGCTTGTTGTAATGGTTGATTTTGGATGTGTGTTTGATTGTTTAAACTTATTTGTTGTTGTTCCATTCTTGCTTTGCCATCTACAACTTTTTGTTCTTGAACAGCAATTTTTGCTAACACTTCTTGTGCTAATGCAACCTTTTCATAATCAGAAACTTCATGTGCTTTTTGCAAAGATGCCATAGCTTGTGCTTTTTGAGATTCAAGCCTTGTAGCAGATTCAGTAAATGTATTTGCTTGCAAAGTAGTTGCAGTATTTTTTAATCTTTGATTTTCTGCAGATAGATTTTTTGCATATTCGTATGCCGAATCTTGTCCTCTTTCAGCCTCTCGAAGTTTTCTTGTTAGATTATTTATTCTTTTTTGTACTTTATCAGAATAATCTACAAGCTCTTCTTCTTGTGTTTCATTTTTTTCTGCAACTTCAGTTGTTTCTTCTACAACTTCTGTTTCTGTTATAGTATCTTTAGTTTCTTCTGTTTTTTCAACAGCTTCATCTAGGTCTACTATTTGACCTTCTTCTTCTATATTTTCTTCTTGTTTTAATGCTTCTTCAGACATTTTTTCTCCTTATACTGCAAGAATATCATCAGGATCAAGTATAGTAGCTATCACCTCATCATCATTAATAATTCTGCATTCAGACTCATCACCTAACTTAAAGCGAGCACCAGCATACCTGCCGATTAATACCCATTGTTTTTCCTGACACCATGGTTTTACAAACTTGCTTGTATCTGCATAGCAATCAGGGCCCATTTTTACCACATATCCAACAACAGTAGCAAGAGATTCTCTATCTACGGTTGATTGCACTAAGTGGATTCCACCTTCTGTTACCGCTTTACCTTTGTAAGGTAAAATTAAAATACGCCAACCTGTAGGTTGTGGCATACGGTCTACAAAAGATTGTTCTAATAAAGTAGGATCTAATACCCGTGCTGATTCTTCGACGTAAGCAGGGTTTTCTATATTTTCTGAGGGTGGCGTTTCTTGTTCTTTTACTTTTAAATCTGCCTCTATTGACTTTGCGACATGATCAGGGACTTGTATCTTGGTCATCTTTTTCTGTTTTTCCTAGCAGCTCTCTAAATATATTTTCTGCATCGGCTAGAGAACTGTACCGCCCACGCAAAAATTCATATTGAGAAAATTCACTACATCCTGCTAGCATAGCATCTTTAGTGTCTTCTCTTCTGGCTTCTATTTCTTTAAGAAATTTTTTTGCAAGCCAAACTGAATCCATTAATAAATACCAGAAAACTTGCCGCCAAACTCAGCAGCACCCATACCTCTAGCTTTACCTTTTCCCATACCTGGTTTTGCCTTAGTATTTTTTGAAAAAGTCCCAGCTTTGGTTTTTAAAGACACGTTGCCTTTGTTGCTATAGCTATTTTTATTTTTCAATACTTTAGGTGTTTTCTGTTGATTTACTTCTGTTCGTTTAATCATGTGTCATATTATGTAGACTAAAAAATTATTTTGCAACTTTTATTTACCTTGTCCTGCATATTTTTTATATTGTTTTTTTATATGTTTACTTTTTGGATAAGTATTTTTACTATTTCCGATAGAAGTTCTTTTACTTTTTCTACGTTGATTATTAATTTTAAAGGTGCTGTAACCTTTGATTTTTACAGGCATTAATTACGATTCATCAAGTCTAAGTTTTTAAGCATACGTTGTTGATCAAGTCTTGCTCTTGCAGTATCATCACGCATTTCTGCAATTTCTTCTGAAGTTTCTATTCTTTCTCTGTCAATTGTAGCTCTTCTTAAAGAATCTTGTTCTTTACGTTTTTCTTGTGTTACAAACTGTTGTTGTTCTATAGCTAACTCTTGGCCTTTTAAAGCTAGTTCTTGTTTTCTTATTGCAACCAAAGGATCTTCATCATCTGGAGTTGCAATCTTAGATGTAAAATCTGCAATTAATTCAGACATAATTGGAGCAGAAAATTGGGCTAGAATATTATTAGCTTGTTGTGTGAATTGACCTTGCTCCGCTGGACTAACTTGTTGTGCTTGTTGTTGCAACTGTTGAAACTGTTGCATAGCCTCTGGTGGCATTTGTTGTTGAGCAAGCGTATCAGCTTTCATTTGTAAATGTTCCATAATATGTGAATGAATCAAAGCTTGTACTTGTGCATTCATTTGAACAGGTGGAGTATTTAAAAGACTCATGTGAGTAGCAATATGTGCATCATGGTTTTGCTCTGGAAACGCTTTAGCAGGAGTAATTAATAATAATTTATTATTTTCAAAACCAGCTTCAATTGCTTGAGGTTCTGTTTGGGGTGGAGGCATTAATATTTGTTCTGTATTATCTACTCCTATTGCCGCATACATACGTTTGTAAGACTCGTAGATACCTGATGGACCGTGCACTTCTGGATTTGATTGCACTAATTGCATCATTTCTTGAGCCATAGCTATACGTTGTGATTGACTAAATATATCTGGATTAGATACAGGAAATATATCAACCCTATCATCAAAGTCTGCAAGCTTAATAGTATTGTTAGCGTTTGCTACATTATATGGATATTCTTCAGGTAAGTATTCTTTAAACACGCTTGAAAGGATCCTAAACTCTTTCTTTTGTGAATTGTGCAGTCTTTTATGTATTGCTGACAATACTTTGGTTGATCTTTCTAGTAAAGCTAGTGTGGTACCTACAGGAGCATTAGGATTGCCTTGTCCTACATTTATTTCAGATATAGCTGCAAATTTTTGCCCTGCGTTGACTAAAATACCTAAAAGATTTAATAAAGTATTGCTTGGCTCTTTGAATGGTAATGGTTGTATAGATTCTCTTAGTGATCCACCTGGAGCATCAACATCTCTAAACTCACCTGGTTGTATTGGAGTGTCCTCATCTCTTATTCTTATACCACGAGTTTTAAAACCAGCAGGTAAGTTAGCAAGAGTACCAGCATCAATTAACTGCCTTAATATGCTAGTGGATGCTTTAGATAAACCACCGATCATGTGTGTAAGACCAAAACCGTAGAATCCTAGTCCAGGTAAGAACTTAAAGTGAACAAAATACTCTATTTTTTTACGAAAAGGATCGTTTTCCTCATAATTACGGTAAATACTAAGAATATTGTTAGTATTTGAGTCAATTGTTACAATATATGGTAATTTTACTCCTGTAATCTCACCCATTTCATCTATATCTTCAAAACCTTCAATCTCTAGATTCGCGTGTACTTCGTAAAGTAATGACACCTCATCTGTATCATAACTAGGCTCTATGCCTGATAATTCGTTAATTTCTTCTTGAACTTGGCTACCTTGATCACTATCAACACTAGATACTTCTATCCTACGGTAAAAACCTATTGCTTGAAGTTTTTTAACTTCGTTTTCAGGCATTTTTACTACATTTGTAATTCTAGGGCATGATTCTAAGTCTGTTGAAAAATAAGGCACAATTAAATCTTCTGGTGCTATAAATTTAGATACTGCACGACCTAAAGACTCATCATAGTAAATCTTTTTAAATGCAGAACCTGCTAAAGGCAAATAAAATAACATTTGATCTAACTCTTCATCAAACTCCTCCATAACATGAGTTATCTGATAATTCATAAAATCTTTTACTCTTTGAGCTTGTTCTTCAACTACAGCATCATATTTACCAACGACTTGTGTTTTTACAGGACCGTTTGATGGTAAAAGTTCTTTGTAAGCTTGTGCTTGAAAGTT